TAATATCCGTCTCAGCTTGGGTAACTGGAGCCCCGATGTTGGTCCCTGCATTCTTTCTCTCCTCTAGTTTATCCGCTATAGCAGATATGTTAGCTAATAACCTATCTGATGGGGATTTAGCTAATGATTTAGATACATCATGGGCATCCTGTATCCCTTGTAGGTCACCAGTTTTGATAGACTGGTCAAGATGATTATTAACTATATCGTGTAAATCAGCCCTATCTTGGATATTTAAGTTATCAGGATGATTAGCAAAGGCACCATGAGCAGCTACTGTGGTTAATAAGGCTCCAAGCCCAGTGGAGGTTAACCCTTCCGCTCTCTCTCCTTCGTTTAAGTGGTCCCAGTTAGCTATTAAATTAGCTGCTCCTTGAAATGTCCCATGTCCCATCTGAGTGGTAAAGCCAGCGCTTATTAGCTTCTTAAATAAAGGAGACATAGATGATTCGCCTAAAAACGGCCAGTTTCTAGGGTCACCTATCGCTCCTCCTATAGTTGCGCCTAAGCCACCAGCTATACCTGCTGGGACTTGGCTGAAGCCTTTAGTTGCGAAGCCTTCAGAGAGTGGACCCTCTGGACTAAATAACTGAGGCCCTCCAGGGATATTTGAATCAGGATTGTATGCTGACTCCTTAAATACATTCTTTAATCTACTAGAGACAGCCTCTTCAGACTTATTAAACGGCTCTACAGCATGATTATAGGCTGACTCTAAGGAGGATTCAAACCATTGCGGATAGGGCTTGGTATCCTGAGGAGGATGGATATAAGCGTTAAAGGTATCCTTAACTTTATCTATTAGGCTAGGTTCAGGTTGGTTGGGCTTAGCTGGAGTAGTTGGAACCCCATCCTTCCAGTCTACATTAGCTGGAGGGCTTCCCTGAGCCGCTAAACCAGAACGCCAATCTAGATTGCCACCCATTAGTCATCTATCCTCTTATTCGCCGCTTTAGCTTGCTGCTTAGCTTGATTGATTTGAGCAGGGGTCGCGTGAGGGTTAGCCTGCATAAACTTGGATACAGACCAGGAACGGCGATTATATATCTCGTTATACTTATCTTGGATAGCCTTAGTATCTTGGTCTGAGGCGTCCATTAATCCCTTCGTCCTAGCCTCAATATCCTGAGGCATTGTGTTGGCTAAGGCAGCGGTGCCGAACTTCTCCCTAGCTGCCATCCTAGATTGCTGAGCCATCTCAAAGGCTTTAAATTCTCTAGCCTCACCGGGAGTGAATCCACTTAGGTCATGTCCTGGACCGACACCACTTCCATTCCCGTACATAGCTCGATACATAGCTGATATACCTCTGGTGTTACTATCAGCCATGATTTGAGCATATTTAGCCTGCCCCTGAGGGGTGGATATATCCACATTGCCATATCCAATTATAGGTACAGACTTAACACCTGAATCAGATAACTCTTTAGCCCTATCCTGCCACTCTTGGGCTATCCCAACAGGGTCGGTACGATAGAGATTCCCCATCTTAAAGGCTATTTCCTGTGCCTTAGTAGGGTCAAATCCCTGCTCAGTGAGCATCTTATATGTGTCTAAATGGGCCTGAGGGCTATCAGGTGGAGTACCATTCATAGGTACTACTCTAGTCTCCTTAGTCTGGTCATTATAATAGGTACGTTGATATCCACCATTATTATCTACAGATAACCCCTGGTCCTTCCAACCTTGACCTATTATCTGCTGATGAAGGATATCATTACGCTGAGACTCTAATGACCCCTGTTGATGAAGTTGAGCATAGCGGAGGGCAATTTCATTAGCTGCGTTCTTCTCAACAAAATCCTGTTGCCTAACCTTAAGGGCAGCGTTAAGGGCTTCATTTACACCCTGTCCAGCTTGTTCTCCAGCTTCACCTAATCCGCTAGCTACCGCCTGGAATCCACCCATTTAGCTTTCTCCCCCACTAGCGTAATCCAAACCAGCCCCTCCACCTGTGCCTAGGAACTGGCTTAGCATACCAGATATATCAGGAGGGTTAGAGGTATCAAATGTTTGGGCCGCTGGGACGGTTGGGGTGGCGTTATTAGCTGCCCAGTAGTTGAATCCATTATTAGCCCCGTTGGATTGAGGCCCATTCATAAAGGTTCTGGATAGAGCTTGCCACAGTTGAGACTGGTTAGATGTTTGTGGATATGGGCCGAAAGGAGATGGCTGAGCAGATATGGGTAACCCGAGCTTCTGAAAGAAAGCCTGTTGAGCCATTTGTTGTTCTTGAAGCTGGTAAGGGGCGAGTCCTTGAGCTAGAGCCTCAGCTTGGATACCAGGGGCTTGTGATAACCCACGTTCAGCTAATTGACCGGATACAGCGTTACCCACATTATGGAGTAAATCAGATGATAACGGCTGCTCAAGTTGAGATATTCCAGTGGATACCTGGGCTGGGGTTAGCCTATTATAAGCGTTCATTCTATTCACTTCAGCGCTTAAGACTGAGTTACGGGCATTATTAGCTTGGATATTCCCAACCGTACCGAATATAGATGAGCCAAGCCCAGCATATGGAGCTATCCCTTTAAGGAAGCCAGCTAACCCGTCTCCACTAGATAAATTAGAAAAAGCTGATGTTATAGCGTCCATTATGTTAACCCACCACTTGTACCGAAGCTGCTATTTCCACCAAAGCTGTTATTACCTGTGCCTAGGAATTGAGCCACTAATTGCTGTAATTGAGAGCTATTCTGTAACCCTGGATTACCACTATCTGTAGCTGAGAAAGAAGCTAATGAGTCAGGGCTGAGGCCTCCACCAGTTTGATACTGAAGGTCAGGGAGTACTTGAGCCGCATTCTTAGCCTGTCCCTCTCTTTGCTGAGTGGCTTGCTCAACAGCGCTTTGGCTAATTTGTGCTGGAGTTGGGGCCTTAGGCCCATTATCCTGGTTAGATAAGTCTATCCCAATGGATGTACCAGCCGTGACGCCAGCGGCGATTAAAGGGATAAATGGAACTATGAATGGCATCTATTCACCATTTAATAGCTGTAGGCCCAGTTACCATAACATGACACCCACCAGCTGATATCCCTCCAGCCCGCTTAAGGATATCAATAAGCTTAGCCTCAGCTGGACGTGCTTCATCTAAGAAACTGACGTAGCGAGTATAGCCTCTATTAGACATAGCTGCAAGGCTTTTCCTGAAGAGGCTAACTAGAACTGACTTAGGAGATGATTTAATTGCGTAAATACGTAGTAGCATGACTATCCCGTGGGCTGGAGCGGTCACGAACATAGCTAATGGTTCGTCCGTATAACGGTTATAAGCTATCCATATCCATTCTCTTTGGATTAAGCCTGAGTCAGGTATTCCCTGACCTATATCTGGTAACCTCTCCCCTTGGCATAGATTACGGATATAATATGAGCCATGATAACTTGGGATGGCCTCAGATTGTTGATGAAGTAACTGTAATACCTCTAACATAGTTAAGTTAACCTTGGAGGAACGATTGGGTCGTCTTGGTCAATACTATAGCTAAAGTTGCTAAATTCCAACGGACCTGAGCCAGATATACGACAGTGGAGGTTAATACATGACTGGTTGATTGGAAATACCATTATTAGTGAACCACCTGGGCCGAGGATATAGTTATTCGAGCCATCTGTATAAGGAAGCTCATCTTGGACAGTTATCTCAATCTGATTAAACTGAACAGTGTTATCGTATACCTTCCCTCCAGCTGATAGCTGTTTACAGTAGAAACGGGATTCCTGAGCTTCTTTAATGAATACTTCTTGAGTCTCAACCATCCAGTTTACAGAGGAGGGACCAGGAGTATCTATGCTATTATCCCAAGTTGAATCTCCAGCAGACCATCTATGTAAGCAGCCATCATCAAATGTCCCCATTAAAGTGACAGCTGTTTGGCTAGTTGGCCTAGCTTGATATAAAGTGGAGATACCAAATGGAAGGTCAATCGTCCCAGCCCAACACTTTAGAACTAAATCAAAGCAGAGCAAACGAGTTAATACCCCATTTGAATCGCCAATAGGGACAGCACAGATATACATAGGAGGATAGATAGTTTGACTAGCCCAACTAATTGGCATCCAGTTAAAGTCTACGGATGTAATATCATTAGTATCAGGGTCTATAGTAGGGAAGATATAATCCTTAATATCCTCACTCATCACCTTATCATTTATCCCATCAAATAAGGTGAACCCGAGGTGGCTAAATCTCATCAGGCCATAACCAGTTAGGAATTGGATGGTTCGTGGAGCGGTGCAGCCTAAGTCTGATTTAATCCGTTGGATAAGGAAATTAGATGAGCCAAATACTCCAACTATTTGATATCCAGCATAGTTTTTAAACGCTATTAGTGAACCCTCTGGGGGAATACCGAATCCAGTGATGGTGAATGCCCCTAGCCCCATTCCCTCTGAACCATCATCCTTATCAATAAAGGCTTGGTTAACTGGATTCCAGCTATTTATGTTATTGCTATCGCACATCCTAAGGCTAGTTGGGCCGTCAAGCCCATTAGCTGTGTTAGTAATCCATGTATTCCAAGCCCATAAAGAGCCAGCGTAAACGGTTATATGAGCCGCCCCTGGGGGTGGAGGGGCTGAGGTGTTAGTTAACCCGGCCTCTTGCCAAATGATAGGGCTAGCTCCGGCTTCGGGAACTTGAGCGCCTGTAGCAGTTGGAAAGGCTGGCTGGGTGGCTGATATCCCAGCTTGGATACATTTATAGAAGTGTCCATTAGGGACAGTTGGGATAACGATATCCCCAACTAGATAGGTTAGACCTGTAGCCCATGTTGGATAGGCTGTGGTGAAGGTGGAGATGACGGGAGTTGTGGAGATGGTTAGGGAGCCGCCTGATGAGGCTGCTTGGCCTATAGCAGCTATATTAATGACCTTAATAGTTGTAGTAGAGGGGATGGATATGGTTACAAATGTCCCATTATATAGATTATTTAATATATTAGCTAATATAACCGAACCACCAACTTGATTAGCTACAAGTCCATGAGCAGTTGAAGTTGTGATAGTAACCACACCGAATGCGTCAATGGTCACAGTTGATATCACGCTAA